TCAATGTAGCCGCCTGCCTCCAGATATTCCAGATGTTTGGAAATATCCGGGGAATAGATCAGCCCGTCCGATACCAGTGCATTGGTGATCTGCCTTACCAGCATGGCGTTCTGGTTCCCCTTTGCCAGGGACCGGATGATATAGCCACGGACAGCCTTGTTCTTTTCCACTTCCAGCTCGTCCATGTCGTCTAAGATCGCCATTCTTACTCCTCCTTTCGTTTCTCCTGTGGACTGTTGTACAGCAGCAGGTCCAGCTTATCTTCCACCCGGTTCATGATCCGGATGAAGTCCTCCCTTGTGACATAGATCAAAGGCAGGTCTGCTTTCAGGTCATTCAGTTCCCTTCCCAGACGCCGGATCTCCTCCGCATTTTTCTGGTCATTACTTTCCAGGGAGGACAGGGTGCGTTTGATAAAAAAGCTCAGTGCCCCTACCACCAGCGTACAGATAAGGGAAGCGGCTGCTCCAATAACCGCAGTGATCTGTACCAGTTCCATGAAATCCCCCCTTATTGTTTCCCGCTGGCAGTTTTCAGCTCCAGTACCTTCCGCTCGATCAGGTTGGTCAGATATGTGTCAAAATCCCCCAGCTGGTCTGTGATCACCTGCTGTGCGGTGGGTGATACGCCTGACTTGATCTCGGCAAACGCCTGTGCTGCCAGTGCCTGCAGCTCCTCCCGATCCACTCTGCCGTCTTTGACTGCCTCCCGCAGCTGATGCGCCGTAGTCTGCTCGATCGCCCCCACGGTTACACCTGCCAGATACTCCGTATCATCCAGCGCATCCTCCAGCTGCTTGCGCAGCGCCTGGTCTTTGATCTGCGCCGTCTGTGCCTTGACCTTCTGGACAGCTGCATGGATGTAATAGACCGCATACGCGCCCCCCAGGGAGATCACTGCCATGGCGATGGATACTGCTGTAGACATTAACTGTGTCTGGATCGCTTCCATACTTCCTTCCTCCTTCTGCATAACAAAAAATGGCCACGAGCGTTCTGCTCATGACCACATTGTAATTCCCAAGTAGGGAACAATCTATATGAAGCACTTCTAAGAGTTTCTTCACAAACTTTTATTTTTTTGCATTTTCCTCTTGACAATAATAAGGGTTCAGGGCCTGGGGCAGATCCTCAAAGCTGATCTGACCCGGCACATCCCCGTCCCCGCAGATATAACGAACCCACCGCGGCGTCACCCCGTATTTGTTTGCAAGCTCCGCATGGTTATAGCCGTTAAACTCCTCACGGATTGCCTCATCCCTTACCGGTTTTAAAAGGCTTTCTGTCTTGGGGAAGTAACAGGTGGAGCCTCCAATGATCCGGGTAAGGCGCACAAAGTTATCCAGTCCGATCTCCTCCGCGATCTCCCGGTAGATCCCTTCGGGTATCATTGTTATTGTCAGCTTATCCTCTAACCGTTCCACAGCTCCACCTCTCTGTCCCGCCGGTCCTACAGACGCAGGATCGGATCTACTACCGTATCATAATAATCCTTTACATTATATGTTGTTTTCCCCTGCTCTTTGAGCCCGTTCATGTATTCCTTGGTCCCCACAGCGATCTTAAGGACCTTTGCCACCCCGATATGCTCCGGGGTGAACTTAACATCACTCAAAAATACGCTGATCGCCCGGTTCAGGTAATATACGGAATCATACCCCTGCAGAAGGGTGTCATATTCCTGTATTGCCTCCCGGACAAACTTCTTCCGGTTTAACCTTGGCTTATCCGGGGGAAGGATCCCCTTCTCCTGCAGCTCTTTTTTGACCTGCGCCCGTGCCTCCTTCTCCCTCCGCGTCATCCGCTGGTACTTCCTTTTCGCCATCTTCCTGTCCTTTCCTTTCTGCCATTTTCTTTAAGGCTTCGATCACAATGGAGCACTGCTCCCTTGTCAGCCATTCCAGCCGGTAGACCCGCACGGTATCCCCTTTGCCGAACAGCGACTGGATGAACCCCTGTATCCGCTTTGGGTTATCCGCCCATCCCAGTTCCTGGGTCAGACAGTAGATCTTGCGGCGCTGCGCAGCAGTTTCCGGCCTTCCCCGTCCGTAAGACCTCTGTCCGGCTGTCTGCTTTTTTCCCTGGTCTTTCTGGATCTCCAGGATCTGCGCCACCCGGTCCAGTTCCCCCTGGGTCAATGCCCTCAGGCTGTCTTTCCCCGTCTCACGCTCCACCAGGCTGTACAGATCCTCATCATCCAGGGACAGCTCCGGGGACTTGGCAAGCCCCCAGAGGGTACGGATCGACACCTTGGTTCCCTGTTTCCTCATACTGCCCCTTTCTCCGCACGTTCCAGCGTTTCCTTGTTCACATCGTACCAGAAGGTATCCTTCTGCTTCCAGGTAGCTCCCACCGCTGTGACTATATCCTTCCCATACTTCTTAAGGGCCTCCTTATCCACCTTTTCAGTGGTCACCACACACTCGGTCATTTTACGGCTGCGGAGCTTTTTGATCATCTCTGCCAGCTTCTCCGCCCCCTTCGGCAGACCGACGGAAGTAGAAAGACGGAAACCGCACTGGCCAAAGGTCAGATCCTTGGTCTTTTTCTTTCCCAGATCCTCCCGGTGCTCCTCCACAAACTCCTTGATCTCCTTCTCCAGCTTGCTGCTCTGGTCATGGTGGGGCTGTGCCTCCTGATCGGCGATCATCTTGATCCCATTGATCTGCTTATTCATCTCCCCCACAATGTTCTCGATTGCGATCTCATTCTCCGCAATCTTCATCAGGTTCCTGTCCACGTCCGCCCAGGTCTTTAATGTAGGCTGATCCTCGATTCTTTTTCTTGCCATATCCATGTTCTCCTTTGTCATTTTAATTGTCAATCTGTTTGACCGAAAATGTGATATTCACGTTTAATTCCAGATCGTCAAGCGTGAATGTCAGATCAACATTATCGGTATGATTTTCTTTGCAGCATTCCAGCAGATCTGCAATGTCATGCATAAATTCTCTTGAAAAATCTTTGTCCATCTTGTCCTCCAAACTACTACAGTTTCTTTAACACCCTTAAAAATCTCTGAGAAGGCTTCCTTACTTTGTCCCAGTCGAGTTCTGAGCCGCAATATGGACAGCAGACATATGCCTTATCAACCCCGTAACCACATCCTGTACATCTGTAGTCTGGCCTCGTGGCTTCCGGAGTGGCTCCAAAATAGGCCACAATCTCCGGCACAACTACCTTAATCAAGCGTAATCTTCTCATTTGACACCTCCAAATCCCTAATTTGTCGGCTTTTCTCTTCTGTCTGTACTCTGTTCACAACGTTTAAAAAGCCTGTGAGCTGGGTGATCCGGTCATTTGCAATCCTGGCCGCTCCCTATTTTCCTACTAATATCCCGTTCAGACTCTGGACCAGCTCCAATTTTTGTTCCTGAGCCATGGGGAGCATATCAGCCTCCTTCAGCACCGCTTCTAATTTCCTGCACTCTTGAAGGTATCCTGCTTTCCTGCTCTGGCTCCTTTCCAGTTCCATGGTTAAATATTCCTTTAGCATATGTTTGCCTTTCCAAAACCTTAATTTTATCCGCCATCCCGGTACAATCACCGAAATGGTAGATGTCAATTCTGCATTTCTTTTAATTGCCTTTTACGCTCTTCTATAAAGTCGCTTAAATCCGCTTCTCTCAATGCCCTTGCTTCCTCTCCTGGTCTGTCAATCCTCACAGCTTTTCCGTCTTTACCAACCGCACGGCGTTCTGTTATAATCGGATGTTTATTTTTACATATGACAGCTTCCCTCTCCGTGTCATATGCACGTTTGCACAACGGGCAGTGATACCATATTTCTATATGTGCCATCTCATCCCCCCCTAAATCCTTGTGTACCGTGTCGGCTTTTTGGTCTCTGCCAGATACTCTTTCTTAGTAATCATCGTTACAAGAGAAGGGTCTATATGCATCAGCTGTGCTACAGACTCCAACATCTGCTCCCTCTCTTTTTCCCGTTCTTCACGGGTCATAAGTCCTTCCGGTTCATTCAGTGATACTCCCAGTTTTAAAAAGCACTCTGCCGGGTTTCCGTCCCAGTCCTGTGCAAATCCGGCACCGGCACCGATCCTAAAACAGTACACAACACGTCTTTTTTTCATGCGATCCTCTTTTCACCCCTTCTGTTCTTTTCCTTCCACTCTTGGCTTATATTCCCGTTTCCCGTCAAGATACATTTCCCTTGATTTCTGCTGTTTGATAAGCTGCTCCATGCGTTTTAATACGGCCCGGTTCGCACCATCGCGGAAAAACTCCGCAACCAGCTCATACCTCTGGTACAGGTCCTTATTATCCCTGCGTGTGATCCGGCTTCTCTGCATCTTAGTGGCAATCCTGTTGCGTTCTTCCTTGTTGGGGGCAAACTCCATTGCATGCAGGAGATCCTGCATACGCAGGTCCTCCTTCTGCACCTCCTTGGAAGCATCCTTGCAGATCGGCTCCATTGACTTGATCCAGTCTGAGAACTGTTCCAACCTCTCCGATGGATTCTCTCTTTTTGCCATCCGCATCACCTCCAAATTGCCTCACAGAGTTCATGCAGCGCCCAGAACGGGGCAGTCAGCAGCCAGACCAGTACAGCCAGCGCTGTGAGGGCCAGCGCCCCCAGGATCACCAGAGGGCTTAAAAACAGATACCAGAACCGGAGGCTACGGCGTTTATGGTGTGTCCTCATGTGGTGCTCCATCTTCAGGTCATTGATCTGGCCCACACACAGCTGGTTTAAAACGGTTCCTTCGGTTGTAATTTCATCCCCGCATAACATACATCTTGATACTCTCTCAATAATCATCTTCTGCTCCTCCTTATAACATCATCATTCCGGATGCCTGCTCAATCATCTTAAGGGTGATCGTCTGATCCGGCGCTTCCATCATGCGGCGCACATTGCGCATGGTCCGGTCGAGCAGACGGAAGCACCCCGTCTGCGGATTGCAGGCCCGTGCCTTCAGCTCCGCCAGCGCCGCATCCTCAATCCGGTATCCCTCCAGATATTCCTTTACTTCTCCTGCATTAAGGCCGGACAGGGAAGCGTAAAAGTCCACCCTGTTCGCCATGCGGAGCAGGTAGGTCTTGATCTGTGCCTCCAGCGCCGGCTCTCCGGCAATCACCAGCCCCACATCCGCCTGGTCGTAGATTCCCCGGAGGATCTCCATCTTTTTGCTGGTATACTTGCTGACCAGCTTGTCCGCCTCATCTATGATCAACAGATAGCCCTTATTGGTATTGAAGAAATCCCGGATCCCGTTGATCCGCTTCCAGTTCGTTCCATACCCGGTGGGGATCCCCAGCGCCGTCTCAATAGCCTCGATCAGATCCCGGCTGCTCATGGTATCATCACATTCGATATAGGCCACCTTGGACATCTTGGCATACCGCTTAAGGGTGTGGGTCTTTCCATATCCGGATCGGCCAACCACGATTCCCAGGCCCATGTAATCCTGGCAGCTCTGGCAGACTCCCATGATTGCCCGCGCATCCCGGCTCTCATAAAATGTCTTCGGAGCAGGAATGACTGCATTGGCGCTGTCTTTCTCTTCATTCCAGCTTTGGGTCTTCATATACTCATCCAGCCTCCGCTCTACCGCCTCCACATCGCCTTTATAATTCCCAGCCAGATACATGGAGATGGTAGGCCGGGAATACCCGGTTACTGTGGCAAGCTTGGCAATGGTAGTTTTCTTCCCATCGACCAGAGCTTTGATCTGCTGTCTCATGCCGCTTCCCTCCTTCTCCGGATGCTCCTGTCTTTCCCTTTCCTCCGCTTCCTTCAGCTGTTCCGCCAATTCCTCACGCCTTGACATATAAATAAAAAACCTCTGTTTTTCTTCTTCTGTTGGGTTAATGCCTACATAAGGCGTCTTCATTTTGCTAAGTTCTTCTTTGATCTCAGCCACACTCATCATATCCGTTATCCTCCTGTCTTTATCCCTGTATAGCCCTTAAACGCTCCAGAGCCTCATTTCCTTTGCTCTGTAAAAACTCATTCTCTTCTGCTTTCTTCTGTCTACGTCCCTGGCGGTATTCCTTATCCACCGGCAGGGAAACCACCTTCTGTTTACGCTCCGGCTTAAGGGCCAGAT